ACAAGCGTACCTTGATTAACTTCCAAGAGTCGTTTATTATTCCGCTGGTAACCAAGGCTGCTCACCGCTATATGCAGTTTGAACCTGAGCTGTACCCAGTGGCTGACTATAAGTTTGACGTATCTAGCTCTTTAGGTATTATTGCCCGTGAGTACGAAGTTACACAGCTTGTACAGTTATTACAAACCATGTCTCCTGAGACTCCAATGTATCCTGAGCTGGTTAAGTCCATTGTTGAGAACATGAACTTGTCCAACCGTGAAGAACTTATTGCCAAGCTTAACCAAGCCAATCAGCCTAACCCAGAAGCACAACAGGCTCAACAGGCTTCACAGCAAGCTCAGTTGCAGTTCCAAGCTTCACAGACTGCTGCCCTTAATGGACAGGCTCAAGAGTCTCAGGCACGCGCTGCGAAGGCTATGGCTGAAGCACAGGCTGTACCACAGGAGCTTGAGATTGACCGTATTAAGGCTGTAACAGCTAACCTAGATGCGGGGGATGCAGACGACAAAGAGTTTAAGCGTCGCCTTGAAATCTCTAAGCAGCTACTCAAGGAGCGTGAGGTAGCCGTTAAGGAAGGCAACGTAGAGCAACCAGCATCACAGGCACAACCACAAGCACGACCACCAATGCAACCTAATATGGGACAATTGCCACAATGATTACAGAGCGACAGTTCAACGACGTACTTAAACAGATAAACGAAGCATTTAAGGATGTCAACAAAAAAGTAGATAAACTACAAGAACAAGTCAACACTAAGGAGGCTCCTAGTGCCAGCAAAAAAACCAGACCCAAGACTAGCTAGGGCGGGCGTATCGGGGTTCAATAAGCCAAAGAGAACCCCCGGTCATCCTAAGAAGAGTCATGTAGTGGTTGCCAAGGAAGGTGACAAGGTTAAGACTATCCGCTTTGGAGAGCAGGGAGCTAAGACAGCAGGTAAGCCTAAAGCAGGTGAGTCTGAGGCTATGAAGAAGAAAAGAGCCAGCTTCAAAGCACGACATGGTAAGAACATAGCTAAAGGCAAAATGTCTGCGGCATATTGGGCTGATAAAGCTAAGTGGTAGTGTACTAATATAATACACAAAAGTGTCTTAAGTGTACATTAGAGTGTACAATGTATAGTATATGAAACATAACAGGAGAAATTTATGCCCTCATATTCAATGAAGCCTAAAAGCAAAGCAAAGCCGAAATCAATGCCCAAGCCTAAGCGCGGACAACGTGCGGGTAAGAACAAGATGAAGGCACGTGGTTACAAATAAGTAAAATAAAGCTTGACATTTGACTGTAAATATGTTATAATAGTACTATAGTATGCTTTAGTATACTTTAACTTGTACTTTAACTTATAACAAACTGTCCTTTAAGGAGAAACAGTTAATGAATGACACAGACAAAGAACTAGAAAAATACTACGAAGATATGCTTTCGATGTTTCGTACATCAGGTTGGAAGACTTTATCGGAAGACCTGCTTACTAACTCCAAAGGCATTAATTCAGTAGAAGGAACGAAAGATGAAAAAGACCTCTTCTTTAGGAAGGGACAACTTTATGTCATTGCTTCGTTGCTAAACTTAGAAGAGCAAGTCCGTGACGCATATGACAACCTAGGCATGGAAGACGATGCCGCTGTTTGATTTTAAATGTGAAGCTGGACATACTAATGAACGATTCGTTAGTAGCGACACTAAAGAAGTTGAGTGCAATGATTGTGGTCAACTAGCAGTAAAGCAGCTAAATTCTTTTGGAACTTGGACTGAAAAGCGGAATGGTATTGCGTCCGACAATTGGGTCAAGAAACGAGAGAGTCAGCTGAAACAAGAACGTAAGGCAAATTCATAGGTGTGTTGAACCCTTACATAATATAAACCTCCATAATACTAAAGGTACGGAGTTTAATAATGGCAACAATTTTACCAGACGAGCGTCCAGAAGACGACAAAGAAGAACTAGGCAACCTTGAGGAAATTACACAGGAAACTCAACAAGAGGTAACTCCTGCGGAAACCCAAGCAACCGAAACACAAGAAGATGACATCCCCGATAAGTACAAAGGAAAGTCAACCGCTGAGATTGTAAGAATGCACCAAGAAGCTGAGAAGCTCCTAGGAAAGCAAAGCGGAGAAGTAGGGGAGTTACGTTCAGTCGTTGATAATTACATTCAGACACAACTCGACAACACTACACCAACGCAAGAAACTGTAGACGAAGATATTGATTTCTTTTCCGACCCTGACAAGGCTGTCGAAAGAGCTATCGCTAATCACCCTTCAATTAAGAAAGCTGAGGCTGCCACACAGGAACAGGCACGAACTATTGCAATGACACAACTTCAGAAGCGTCATCCTGACATGACTGATATTGTTCAGAACCCAAAGTTTGTTGAATGGATTAAAGCCTCTAAGATTAGAACACAGCTCTTTGCTCAAGCAGACACGCAGTACGACTACGAAGCTGCCGACGAACTCTTCACTAACTGGAAGGAACGTCAAGGTGCCGTAGCTAAGACTGTAGCTGCTGAGAAGCAAACAAGGAAATCCGCTGTTAAAGCTGCCTCTACTGGTAGCACCAAAGGAAATGGAGAACAGCGAGCGAAGAAGATATATCGACGCTCAGACATTATTAAACTAATGCAGGACAATCCAGAACGGTATTTAGCTTTATCTGATGAAATCACTAGGGCTTATGCCGAGAAGAGAGTCCGCTAACTAAACTCTTTTATTATAAGGTATTAAATTATGACTGATTCAACATATCCCAACATGGGCGGTGCGGTAGACAACACTAGCGCTGCTACTTTTATCCCAGAAATTTGGAGTGACGAAGTTGTTGCTGCATACAAGTCTAACTTGGTTCTGGCTCCTCTGGTCAAGTCTTTGGGCATGACTGGTAAGAAAGGCGACGTTGTACATATCCCTAAGCCTGTTCGTGGCGATGCTCACGCTAAGGTTGAAGGCCAAGCTGTAACCATTCAGAACGCTTCTGAGGGTGAAGTACAGGTTGTTATCGACAAGCACTTCGAATACTCTCGTATGATTGAAGACATCACCGAGACTCAGGCTCTGGCTTCTCTCCGTCAGTTCTACACTGGCGACGCTGGTTATGCTCTGGCTAAGCAGGTTGATACTGACCTGACTAACCTTGGTAAGTCTCTGGGTGACGGCGATGGTAGCGACTGGACTCACAGTGCTTCTTTCCAGATTGACCCTACTTCCGGTCTTCTTGAAGCATACAGCGCACAGGGTGCTGCTGAGTGTGGTGATTTTTCTGACCTAGCTTTCCGTGCTTTGATTCAGAAGATGGATGATGCAGACGTTCCTATGGACAACCGCTGCTTCGTAGTTCCACCTTCACTGCGTAACGCTATCATGGGCATTGACCGCTACAACTCTTCTGACTTCGTAGATGGTCGCGGTGTTCAGAACGGTCAGATTGGTACTCTGTACGGCATTGACGTATTTGTATCAACCAACGCTGCTACTCTTGAAAGTGGTGTTAAAGGCGCACAGCTTCTGCACAAGGACACTTTTGTTCTGGCAGAGCAGCAGGGCGTTCGTTCACAGACTCAGTACAAGCAGGAGTTCCTCGGAACCTTGTACACTGCTGACACTCTGTACGGCACTAAGGTCTTGCGTCCAGACGCTGGATTCGTACTTGCAGTAGATGCATAAGTAGTAACCAAGAGGGGCTTCCTGTAACAGGGGAGTCCCTTTTTCTACTTTCCCCTCCTCTCATACTTGAACAGGTTTCTTGATGTCTAATTATATTAAAACTACTAACTTTGCTGCTAAAGATTCTCTGCCGTCTGGTAACCCTGCTAAGATTGTTAAAGGGACGGAGATTAACACTGAGTTTGACAACATAGCTGTAGCTAGTGCTACTAAACTAAATTCCTCAGCCGTTTCGACTTTTGGTGGTACACTGATTGACGATGCGGACGCTTCTGCTGCACGTACTACCCTAGGCTTGGGCACTGCTGCCACTACAGCCTCTACGGACTACGCTACTGCTGCGCAGGGCACCACAGCCGATGCCGCACTACCTAGAACAGGTGGAGCGATGACAGGCGCAATAACAACCAACAGCACCTTCGATGGACGAGACGTAGCCACAGACGGCACTAAGCTCGACGGTATCGAAGCTGGTGCAACCGCTGACCAAACTGCTGCCGAGATTAAGACAGCGTATGAAAGCAACGCTAACACCAATGCTTTTACTGATACAGATGAAACTAAACTGGACGGTATCGAAGCTGGTGCAGATGTAACCGACACCACTAACGTTGTAGCATCCCTATCGGCAGGCACAGGCATTAGCTTGTCCGCTGGTGGAGAGATTGCTAACACAGCTCCTGACCAAACCGTAGCACTTACGGGTGGCACTGGTATTTCTACTTCGGGTACTTACCCTAACTTTACCATTACTAATGATTCTCCTGACCAGACTGTCGCATTGACAGGCGCTGGTGGTACTTCCATTTCAGGAACATATCCTAGCTTTACAATTACTAGCACTTCTTTTGCACTTCCCGTGGCTACTGACACAACTTTAGGCGGCATTGAGCTGTTTAGTGACACAGACCAAACTGTAGTTGCTAATGCTGTAACTACTACTGCTGCAAGAACTTACGGTATCCAGTTAAACAGCGACGACCAAGCCGTTGTCAATGTTCCTTGGACTGATACTACATACACCGTGGGCGATGGTGGTCTTACCGAGATTAACTTTACCTCTGCCGACAACACTAAGCTAGATGGTATTGAAGCCAGTGCAGACGTAACGGACACAGCTAACGTAACAGCCGCTGGTGCTTTGATGGACTCTGAGGTCACCAACCTAGCACAGGTTAAGGCTTTTGATTCTACTGACTATGCTACGGCTGCTCAGGGAGCTACGGCTGACGCTGCGCTTCCTAAAGCTGGTGGTACAGTAACAGGCACTGTAGTCTTTGAAGCAGCAATTACAGAAGACGCTGTAACGCTTACAGGCACAACTACTACTATCGACTTAGCTACCGCTACTAACTTCGTACATGACCTTACAGGTGCCACAACTTACACCTTTAGCAACCCAGCAACCACAGGCAATGCTACAGCGTTCACCTTGAAAGTTATTCAGGACACCACAGCCCGTACAATTACTTGGCCTGCTAGTGTTGACTG